GTTCGAATCTCACTCTCTCCTCCAAGGGTCGGATGCCCAGGAAGTACTATGAAGTATTAGCCCGTGATCGAACACGCAAGCGGTAGAATACGTAGACTCAGGACGAGCGGGGCATCGTCCAAAATTAATGCGGGTGTATCTCAATTGGCAGAGAAGACGCCTTCCAAGCGTAATGTTGCAGGTTCGAGTCCTGTCACCCGCTCCAGATAACGCCGCATTAGCTCAGTTGGCAGAGCAACTGCTTTGTAAGCAGTTTGTCGTGGGTTCGATTCCTACATGCGGCTCCAGATAATGCGCTCGTAGCTCAATTGGACGAGCATAAGGATTCTACCCTTAAGGATGTAGGTTCGAGTCCTACCGAGTGCTCCATTGAAATTTACGGGGATATAGTTCAGAGGTAGAATACTTGACTTGCACTCAAGGGACAGCAGTTCGATTCTGCTTATCTCCACCAGATTATGGAGACCATAGTTTAGTGGCAGAACGTTGGTCTGTGAACCCAAACGCTCCAGTTCGATTCTGGATGGTCACCCCAAGTTATTCCTCGATAGCTCAATGGCGGAGCAGTGGGCTGTTAACTCAAAGGTTGTAGGTTCGAGTCCTGCTCGAGGAGCCAAATTGAAATGCGCCATTAGCTTAACTGGAAAGAGCCTGAGAATACGAATCTCAAAGGTGTAGGTTCAAATCCTTCATGGCGCTCCAGATTATTCTTCCATAGCTCAATTGGTAGAGCGTTCTGTTGATAACGGAGAGGTTATTGGTTCGAGTCCAGTTGGAAGAACCATAAGAAAGGAGATAAAATGGTTTACTATTACTGTCATTACTGTCCATACTGTGGCTGCTGTAAAGTGTGTCCACGCGACCCTCATTGTGTTTGTTATTACTGCTAGGAGTAGCGATGAAAATAAAATTAATTATCTTAAGTTTAATGTTACTGGTTCTATCTGGTTGTTGTGACTGGTGCGATGATTCTTACGTAGTAGGGCATCACCCAACTTACATTCCCAGAGTCAGGCCAGTGCATGTGCCAATTTATACACGCAGACCCTATAGACCAATTTGTACACCAAGAGTTAGTTTCTCTCCAGCAAGAGTTAGATGTGCTCCAATGCGAGCTGCTTGCAGACCCGCACGTTGTAGTCCTTGCAGACCTGCTAGATGTAGATAACTAATGGCCATGTACCCAAGTGGCCTAAGGGAACTGATTGCAAACCAGTTAATCGTAGGTTCAAATCCTACCATGGCCTCCAATATGGCAAGATATGCAAGTGGTTAAAGCGGTTCGACTGTAAATCGAATGCCTCGTGCTTCCTAGGTTCGAATCCTAGTCTTGTCACCAATTGCGCTGCTAGCTCGTGTGGATAGAGCATTCGGTTTTTAACCGATCGGTACCTGGTTCGAATCCAGGGCAGCGCACCATAGCCCATTATTTTAATTGGCAGAATTCTTGACTCCAAATCAAGAGGTAGGGGTTCGAGTCCCTTGTGGGCTGCCATTTTGACCTTGTACTATCTCAACTCAACAAACATGTCCCCAAAATTTGCTTCGGAAACTTTTTCACTCCTATAATATGGCCAACTATATATAGGAGATTTACACTATGATTTTCCCAGAACTGGGTCCACAATATTTTGACGAGAGGCACAAAGGCATTCTATCGATGATGGAAGCTTTTTATGCCCAGTCAATTACTATCAATCAGAGCTACTGGGGAGAAGGAGACACTGATCTCCGCTTCTACACGGGCGATCAAACATTATGGTCAGATTTGTATGGTAATTTACCTGCAAATCAAAGGCGCCAATTTAACTTCAATCGCATCATGCGTATTGTAAATATGATCTCTGGTCACCAGAGACGTAATCGTAAATCTACTATAGTAATCCCTATTGAAAATGGAGATGAAGAGACGTCAGATCAATTCACTAAAATTATGATGTGGATTAATCAGCAAGAAGGTGTGTTAGAAACAATTTCAGAATCATTTCAAGGTGCATTAATTACTGGAATGAACCTCCTACACGTATGGATGGATTACCGTGAAGATCCTGTATCGGGCAATATTAAAGTTGATAATTGTGCATATAATGCTTTTCTTATCGATCCTTACTTTCGTAAACCTGATCTCTCTGATTGTAATGCTATTTGGAAACGCTCTTTTCTTACTAAACGCGAAGTAGTGTCGCTTCTACCAGACAAGGAAGATGAAATTCTAGGCTTGATGGGAAATGACTCTGGAAGTGGACGAGACGGCAAATTCCAATTTCTCCCAGAGAGCTATGGTTATGGAATGAAGAACCTATTGACCTATGATGAATTCTATCACCGTGACTATCGTAAGCAGAAAGTGCTTTGCGATACTGAAACTGGTGAAATCATGGAATGGAGATTTGATAATAAAGAAGAGGAATTGGAACAATTTTTAAGAGCCTATCCAACTGTTACTTTAATAGAACAAGATATCCCAACAGTTAAGCTAGCGATCGTCGTACAGGGCAAAGTGATGTATCACGACGCTCAACCAAGCGGCCTAGACGTGTATCCCTTCATACCAGTGTTCGCTTATTACCATCCAGAGCTGCCTTACTTCCCTTGGCGTATAACTGGCGTTGTTCGCCACCTTCGTGACGCGCAATACCTTTATAACCGAAGAAAGATCATAGAATTAGACATTCTAGAGTCACAGATGAACAGTGGGTTCATCTTTAAAGAAAATGCGCTAGTGAACCCTCTTGATGTATATATGCAACAAGGACAAGGACGCGGGATCGCAATTAAAGATGAAGCTAATATTGCTGATGTAGTCCAGATTCAATCTCCTGCTATTCCACCAACTACTATAGAACTATCTAAGAGTTTAGGTGCGGAAATCCAGGAAATCGCTGGGGCATCTGAGGAATTGATGGGCTTTGATAATAAAGACACTATGTCTGGGTTACATTCAATGCTTAAGCAAAGCGCCAGCCTTACAACCTTGCAGGGATTATTCGACAACCTAGATAGAGCCCAAAAGCTACTAGGTAAAGTTATAATCGATCTTGTACAGACAAACTTTACTCCTGGTAAGGTTAAGAAGATTTTAGAAGGACAGGAACCTGCACCACAATTTTATAATAAAGCTTTTGGAAAGTATCATGCTGCTGTTGAAGAAGGTTTAAATACTACTACACAGAAGCAGATGCAGTTAGCTCAAATGCTTGATCTTCGTGAGATAGGCGTTCCTATAACTAATGAAGACTTGCTTGAAGCAACTACCTTCCAAGGCAAGAAGAAGATTGTTGAGAATATGCAGAAGCAACAACAAGCTATGCAACAACAACAACAACAACAAATGCAATCACAAATTGAAGAACAACAAGCTAGAACACAACTTGCTAAAGCTCGTAGCGTTGCAGATGAAGGTCTTGGACTTGAACGCGTATCTCGTGTACAAGAGAACCAAGCTCTGGCTGAGGAACGCCGTGCTCAAGCTCGTAAAGATGATGAGTCAGCTCTTCTTGAGAAGGTTAAAGCTCTTAAGGAACTTGATTCAATAGATTTCTCGCATATTAAAGAGCTTATTGAAATGGCTCATATGTTAGAGGCGCAGACAATGGCTAAGCAGCAAGCTAAAGAAGCTTCTGCCCAAGCTAAACAAGAAACTAAAAATACCCCACAGAATGGTTCTGGAGGCGGTAGTTAGAGGAAAACCCTTGTAGTTTAAAGACTACATTGACTACGAAAGGCCAACCATGGCAAAAAGACACTACGGATCAGTAAGCGAAGGAGCTTACGCAGGTCAAGCAGCTCGTAAGGCAATGGAAAGACATGACGGTGATATGATTAACGACGATATGTCAGCAGTCGCTAATTTACCACAAGAAGTTATGTATAAACCATGGCCAATGGTAGACAACTACCTTCCTGAAAATCTTACTGACGATATTCGTTCAGTTGACAGACAAATGGAAATGGACAACAGCAAGAGACGTCAGCATAACGTACCTAAAAAGGTGTAATATGGCTACAATGCCACGCCAAAAGGGTAAAGCTAAGAAGATTGCTGAAAAGATTATGGGCAAACCTGCTAATATGCAGTCTAAGCCTAAGAAGTCTAAGTTAAAGCAAGCTCTTTTAGCTGAAGAAACTGCTAGAGTAAGATAATTATGGGGGGTGTAAAATCCCCCTACTTTGGAGAATTATGAAAATACAAAAGATAAGAGATTATGTTAAACGCGAGGCACTAGAAGATGCATTTTATGCTCAAGTTGATCCTCGCAGACGACAAGAACGCAAAGACGCTGATATGATTAAGGAAGATAAGAAGGCTATTGCCAACTTACCTCCTGACAAGCACTACCATACATATGATCAAAACTTTTACAAACATGCGTGTATGAAGGCTGGTAATCCTGCAAACATAGACGACGAATGGAAACCATAATGAAAGTTAATAAGCCTTGTAAGAAGTGTAAGAAGATAATGGGTTGTAAGTGTAAGGGGAAGTAATGGCTGAAAAGTGGATTCAGAAAGCTATTAAGAAACCTGGTGCATTACACGAGGAATTACACGTACCTAAAGGTAAGAAGATCCCAGCCAAGAAGCTTAAAGCCGCTGCTAAAAAGGGTGGTAAAGAGGGTAAACGCGCAAGATTGGCGGAAACTTTAGGAAAGTTAAGGAAAAAGAAGGATTAATATGCCTAAATTAAAG